CAGTACCTGCGTAGAACTTAAGATTGCTCTTAAGTGCACGGTACTTACGTGGCATAGCCAAGATAATGTCCTGCATTACTTCTGGTGTCCACTGGTTACCAGTAACGGTTACGAGAGACTCGTGAGCATATCCATCGTTCTGGACCTTGTTCACGAAACCTTCCATAATACCAAGGAATGCTCCGTCTCCAGAGTCACCTGTTCCGTTGATCGCTAGATCTTCGATGTCATTCGCAAAAGCGTTTGTCATCAAACGTACTAGGTGGTCCTCAAGAGCACCTCCTTCAATACCGTCTTCTAGTGCTTCGGCTGATACTTCCCAGTCAAGACGAATCTTTTTGGTAGTAAGCTCAACCTTTGTGAAGCTTGCACCTGCGTTAGTGTAGTCACCAACAGCCTGTGCAGCAGCACGAATTACACGCTCACCTACGTTAACCTTTTCAAGTTCCATAGTGTTCGCTCTCATAGTCACACGGCGACCATCCTTGGCGAGTACAGTAGCATCCCATACGTAGTCAATAAAACGACGTGCCTGTTCAGGGCGTAGAATACCGCTACCTGCAGCTCCCGAAGGATTTACAGCGTTTGGACCATCAGTCACACCAGCAAGAGCAACAGGAATATTTCCGATTGCACCAGCAGTTGCGTAGTTACCTGGTACGTTTGTGCCATCCTCAGATCCTGATGCAAATGCACCCTGTCCTTGGTATAGACCTGGAGTAGTTCCTCCTAGCTGGCCTGATGTACCTGGTTGATTTTTAATAATTTCTTCCGACATATTGTTCACCTCCTAAGTGATTTTTTGTTATTTGAATAAATCGGCAGTTTTGAGGAAACGACCGCCCCATAGGGATTTCTCAACCTGTTCTGGTTGAGCTTCCTGTACGATCTCGCCTAGATCGCCAGACTTGCGGAAAGCGGTGTCAGCTTCGACAGCGTCTACTCTCTTTCCAAACTCGTTAAACACGTCTTTGGTAGCAGTTACCTCATTTTTTACTGCGTCAATCGACTTGCTTAGTTCTGCAATTAGTTCGGCTTGTGCCTGAACTACAGCAGTTAGATCGCTAAAGGCTTTTGTGACGACATCTTTGACTTCTGCAATTGCATCAATCTCTTTGGCTACGTCATCTGACTTAGATGTTGTTTTCATTTCGTCTTCTACCTCTTCAGTTTCGTCATCCTCTTCTTCATCATCTTCAGAAGTGGCTCCCATGTATCCTGGCTTGTCAGCCTTTTCTACACCTGAGTCTTCGGTAGCAGTTTCTACAACATCTGCCTCTGGAGCGACCTGTGTTTCTTCAACTGTAGTTTCTTCAGCAACAACTTCTGCTACTGCCTCAACTACTTCATTTGTTGTGTCAGTCATAGGACTTACCTCCTTGTTTATCTCAATTGTACTAATGCCTTTAGCACTATCAACTAAGAACTTTATCATATCTGTTTTTTCGTTATCGTTTTTCTCAACGAAACCTATGTTTTGCATTTGAGCACCGCTGGTTGGGCTGATGACGGTCTCTTCTTCTGAAAGCATTACGATTCCAGATTCTGCATCCCAGAACACATTCTCAATTTGTGTGTCTGCTAGATCTCCGCTAACGGTGTCTACTCCGTCTACCTTCTGAACAGAAAGGACGTTTGCAAACTGGTTTGCTGGGCTGTCAACTAGTGATAGTTCCATGAGATCGTATTCTTTAATAATACGTACGGTCTTGTCTAGATTAGCATCGTAGGCATCGTCATACTTCTTCATTCTACCGCCAATAGAAAAACCTGAAAGAGTTCCATCTAGAACCTTCTCCCAGGTGTCTTGTGCTCCCTTTGAAATATATGTTGAGACGTAAACTCCAGAATAGAACTTCTTTGTTTCTGGATCGAAGTATTTGTCTTCTTTAAATGAGACCATCTTGCCAACAGAGATTGGCTGGTGCATTTCACGGATGTTGCCACGGAACTTTGAGAAGGCCTTTAGAGATGCCTCTGTGGTGACAATGTCATTTTGACGATCTACGTTGTCAAGCGTGGCGAAACCAGAAACGATTCTTCGTTCCTTGTCAACCTTGCTGAACGGCATTGATAGGCGAACATCTTCACCCTCAACGTCCCAATGTGCTTTAGAGATAGTCATACTAGTTTAATTATAGAGCCTTTTTATAAAAATGTTAAGTTTTTGTAACAATTTTTATTGAGACGCTCTTCCTTCCCCTTGTGCATTTCTTCCTGAAACGGTTGCAGTACTGTCAGATGCATTGTTTGATCTTTCAGTGTCTCTTGCACGATTCCCTGCCAAATTAGCACGAGCATCTGTTGCCTGTCTTGGAGATAGGTCAAGGAACTCGTCGCCCTCTGGGTGTTGTGGAAGTCCAAGCTGCTCCCTGGCCTCATTCTTAGTGATAACCTGAGTCTTGACATATCTTTCGATAATCTGAGACTGAGCAATTTCGTCTGTCAGAGTTAGTTCGTTAAACTTAAACTCTAGAATGTCTGTCTTCTCACGAATAATTTTGTTTAGTGCCTTTTCTAGATTACGCTGGGCTGGTCTTGCTACCTGCTCCTTGAAGGTGCGATCTTGTGCAAGTGCAGCAGCGATAGCAGCAGAGTCGCCACCACCAATCTTAGATAGTGGAACTTGGTGAGCAACCAAAATGTCGTCACGATTACGGATACGGTACTCGTTGAACGATGCTTCCTGAACACCATTCTCAACTGCTTCCATCTTAAACTCTACCTTGTTTGTGTCTGTGTCACCTGGTAGTGGAATGTATAGGGTTCTGTGGTTTGATCCCTTTAGGCTTGTCTGCAAAAAGCGGAACATCTTGTCTTCTGCTTCTTCCGAAAGCTTTGCACCCTTAAGAGTAACAACGTATCGTGGAACACCCTTGTTGGTAAAGTAGTCAATGTTGTATTGTGATGCCATTGCATCTCCCTGTAGTGCACCAATGGCAGACAGGATGTCTGGGACACCATAGAAAGAGTTTAGAGGTGAGTATTCCTTGTAGTGGATAATTTCGTTTGGTCTTGGGTCGTTAGTAATTGGGTTTGGGTTCTTTGCACCAAAGTTGCGGAAGTAAACAACCTTGTTTCCAATAATCTGCACAAAGCCATCACGTAGTCTGCGTACACGCATAGTGGTTGCTGGAATGTGACCTACATAGCCAATCTCGCCTGTAACTGTTCTACCGATTTCAAGGTATCCGTTTCCAGTTGCTTGAACATCTGTAAAGAACTTCATCATGGTGTGTGTGAATGAATCGTCATCGTTTAGTGACTCAATCCAGTCCTTCATCTCTACCTTGGCACGTTCAATACGCTTACGTGCCTTCTCTGTTGCAGTTTCATTTGTTGATGACTCAAGTGCCATGAGGGTTCTTTGGGTTGCGTGAAAGTCGTAGCCCAAGCCAACGGTGTTCTCTACCTTGGCATCAATCGCTGCGTGGTTAGCAAAAGACATGTCGTAATAGTTTGCAAGTTCGTATAGGTTCCATGGTGGAGTAATAACGTCAAACATTCCGTAGCCGTTGCGGTATACACGTCCTGGGTTAATCTCCTTAGAGCCTGCACCGCCAATACCAGATCTGGTGGCTAGAGCAGAATCTTGATATCCTCTAGACATTACGTCAACATTGTTGTAGCCCATAGACGTTTCTACGACTGGGTCGTTATTTGCTTTAGCAATTCTGTCTGACCTTCTCTTAAAATTCTTTTCTAGGCCACTTAGTGCCTTTAGGTCATCCCAAGACTTTCCAAATGGGTCTTGGTCTTTAAAAGCATTAGTCTGTTCTTCCGCATCTGGAAGGCCAATATCTCTAATGTAGTATTCTTCTGGCATTATTCTTCATCCCCATACATTGCAATAGTATCTTTCGCTGCCTGCACAGCACCTAGATCGTTGAGGTTTGGGATAAGGCCATTTGCCATTCTATCCACTTGTTCGCTATATTCTTCATCGGAAATTCTACCCATACCTGCGAAAAAGTATGGCTGTCCGTTTGGCTCTCCGTAATAGCTGGCAGCATCACGAAGTTTTTGTAACTGAATTTGATCATCCCTATGAGACGGAACGTTTAGGATGTTGCCGTCTTCATCCGTAAACCACTTACCGTTTTCTCGCTTCCAAACATAGATTCCCCAGTCGTACTGCTTATCAATTACAGTAACCTTAGATTCACCAATTTGACCAGGAACTCTAAATTTTTCTTCACTCATAACCACTATTATACCATATTAAACTGGAGTTATGGTATTTGATTTCCACGATATGTCACTATAGAAGTTATATTCGTAGTCTCTAAACGTTAATTGTGAGTCGTCTTCTACTATTTTCTTGTTTGTTCCTGTATATGCCTTGTAAAATTCTTCTGGATTAACGGTTGATAGGATAGCATCTGCAAGATTTAGCACATTTTGCCAGGTTCCGTCCTCAAACTCTGTCCAATAACTCCACATAACAACGCTTCCGTCTGGTTCTTTAACTTCCGCCCAGGATCTTTGTGCCGTTGTTATAACCTCTTGTGCACTTGTTAGTTGATAGTGTGACAAATTATTAATTAGGATATTTTTGCCAACCACTCTAAGTGAGCCAGAATATCCATTAAGGTTTAGTGGCTTTGTGAAAGATATGGCAAGAATATTCCACTCCCCAACATTAATTACTGGATCCTTAACTATCTTGCCATTTATGTAGTAAAGCATGTCATTGGCAACGACACCTGTTCTAGTATCAATTGCGTAGATCTTGGCTCTGCGTCCTAGCGAATCAATTGCCTGCGTGTAAAAGTTTAGAGTATGGTCTTTAGTTTCTAATTCAAAAAGTGGCTCGATTGGGGTTCCGCTAATTCCAGTAGTTGCAAAGGAGTCTTTATTTACTCTCATCGCAGTCTGCATTGCTGATACAGAGTATTTTGGTGCAGAGCTTTGGTTAATTGGGAATGAAAATCCTGTCTGTTGTCCATCTTCTGTATCCTTGAGCTCTATACCGCTGTGTTTTGTCAGGTACAGGTAGGGGGTGCTTCCCTTGTAGATTGTAAATGGGTTTCTTCCAGCATAGTCATAGTAGAGTCCTGACTTTGCATACGAGTAAATCTCTTTCCCTAGTTTTGTGTTTATAGGATTTGATGTAGCTACGCTTAGTGATTTAGGCGATAGTTGTATAGACTTAATCTTAATTGGGTTAGATAGGCTAGCAGAATTTTTCATTTCTAGTTGCAAGACAATGGCAAGGTCACGGAAGTTTACGTTTTGTGGCAAGTAGAGAATTGCATTGTCAACAACCTCGTATCTTGTTGACTGCCATGAGCTATCTGGAATTACAACATTAGAGTATCTTGGGCTTTTCTCTATCGTAAAGTTTGCAGGATTTTTGTTTGCTCCAGAAGATAGGTATTGAAATGACACATATAGCCTAACCTGTGACATTGATGTATCGTAGTCTTGGCCAAGCAACATTCTTATTTCTGGATTGGAAATGTTTAACTGAAGGCTATCGATTTTATAGTCTAACCCAGAATATTCGTTTTCTACATATTTAGCAAAATAGCTTAGTGGCACAAAGTCTTCCCAGTATGAGTCTGTGGCAACATCTAGCTTTAAGACTCCAAGATCATACACTGTGCGTAAAGTATATGTTGCTGTGTGGTAAAGCAGCTTTGTCTCTGCCTCGCCACCGTCATAGCTTTCTTCCCAAACAGTTGTTGTTGGTGTTCCACCATCTACCTCTGAGGTAACTGGATCAGTTAGTGCTTGTGATAGCATTCCTCCGTCTATGGTGTCATCTTGAGCCGTACCGTTTTCTGAAAACTCCTCTACTACTTTATATAGATTCTTTGGCGTACAGAAGCCAAGGCTATAGATATTACCAATAAACTGTTTAGAAAAGTCTTTTCTGTTTCCTACATAGACAACCAGTGTTTGCGATTTTCCAAAAAATGTTTTAACATTGCCACCAAAGTAATTAGAAAACTTTTCTATGTCTAAGCCTACTGCAAACTTTGTACCTTGAGCTGGCTTTGCAACTGTAAGGACTGTGCTCAAGGTTCCATTATATTTCAAGGTGTAAACGATATTTGTAGAGTGTAGTCTGATTTCAAAATAGTTTCCTGTTGCTCCATCTTCCAAATAAAATAACGTTTGCTCTGAATTTGAGTATGAATCAAAAATACCATAGAATGCTTTTGTCTGATCTGTGAGGAATCCAAGCTTGTTGAAGTAAATATATGATGTTGGCTCTTCCGATGACAATTGTAAGAAAAACCCTTGAGCATTCCCAGTTCCTGCGTCAATATCTTCTAGCAATTGTGGGACAGAGTATTCTTCGCTAAACACTATTTGTGGTAAAGAATATGCTGGAGCGGATAGGTAATTATTTGCTAGCGAAAGATTTTCAATAACTGTCCCCTGATTCCAAGATGCTAGTTCTGGGTAGTTATAGTTGTTGGTATAACCAGACACAGAGTAATCAATTAGGTATGACGATCCGCTATATGCGGTATTGATGTCATTTGGAAACTCAACTGCCTGACCGTATATCCATCTTCTTTTAGCCATAATAGCAGGAACTGAATATGGGTAAATTGCTATGCAGTCAACCTCTATTGTTGGGACATCTTCGTATGCAAAAAAGCCTAGCCAGTCGTTTTCATAAACATCCACCCCATCTTTTATTACTTTCTCTGGGAGGTTTAGCTGAGTTGAGTCAAATGATATAGAAAACACCTGTTCTCCATTTATCATCAATGCAGCGGAATTGTTTGAAACCTTTATGTCTAAAAGCATTGGCCTGTTCCATTCTGAAACATAGTGAGAGCCTATGGCATTACCCACCTTAAGCTTGAGAAATGGTCCAGAGACATACAGGCCATCGGTCGATTCTACAAGCGTTCCATCGTTGTCATAGTGTCCGATTGGGCCAAAGATTCTTCTTTCTTCGTATGTATTAACGTTTACTCGTAGCCACATTTCTGCTGTAAATGTTTTATATTGTCCAGACTTATTTAAAAATCCAAGGCCAGGGATTATTAGTGATGGTAGACCAGCAACTGAGCTTGGGTATAGAACTGATACATTTGATGCCCCGAAAGCCATAGGAATTCCAGAATTTTTACACAATGCTGCACTGTCTTCGACGATATAGTATCCGTGTAAATCTTGTAGTCCATAAGACTCTGCACGTATTCCGTCTAGAGAAACTCCATGACCAGTTAGTCCATAAACTTCATCTGTAATTATTGTAAGATCTTGACCCATAGACGTAGCGTTAAACTCTTCTGCCCAGTGTCCAATATTAATTCCATTTACGTAAACTAGGTACCCTGATGGAAGTGTGGCTCCAGACTCAGTGCCAATTGATATATTTAATTTTAGGCTAGTGCCTGTGGTTGGCGTAGCAACGGTTTTTGAAATAAACGTCCATTGTTGATATGGTAAATTTGCAAAAGTTTCATAGGATACCGTCCCTGAATCGACAGAGTGACCAAGCTTAATATTAGTAATATAAATACTATCTACATAAACATACATACCAATAGTGATGGTTTCTTTGTTTTGGTTTAATATTGCAACTGGTGCAACCTCACCACTTTGTAGGGTTAGGGTCATGTCTCCGACATCAGTTGTTGGCTGAATTGAGTATTTTGTAACATTTGGAAAAGGGTCGTTGAGGTCCAAAGAGCTTTCTTCAACTAACAGGTTTACCGTTCCTTCTGTCCAGGTTGTTAAGTCTCTAGACAAAGATAGGCTAGGCACGATAGAGGCATAGTCCATTGCATCATCAAGTGCCCACAGGGAAGTGGGGTGTTCTGCAAATATTTTTTCGGCATACAGGTTAGATGGGTTAGACATTTGTTCTCCTAGTCAATTTTACCATACTTACCTATTTATTTTATGTATTAGGTTCTTTTTTGATGATCTTATAGAAATCATCTACTAGGCTTTCATAAATTTTTGTTATCTTATTCAAAGATTCGGCATATGTTGGGTCTTGTAGCTCTTCTAGAATCTTCTCATAAAGTGGGTCTCTGTCTCTTGGCACATGCCCTCTTTTGGTAAAAGACTCTGAGTTTTGATTAACAATCTTACTTAAATCAGATGTCTTTCTAAATATGTCTTCTGGGCTTACGTGCACTCTTTTTACTAAGCCATACCTGTTTTCTAGCAGATCTAACGTGCCAACTATATCGGAAGTAACTTTTTCAAAGGGAATAGCAAAGACATGTGGATTCTTGTTGGCACAGTAGGCTAGATCTCCGTACAGATCTATTAGTCTTGTTAAGTTTTTAGCTTTTTCTGGCTCTTGTACTGATAGGTGCACGGAGCAAGATGCTATTGCATCTAATGGATTTCTAATTACTGACACAACAGGAAATGACCCATCGGCTATTGTTAGATTTTTAGAGTCGTGGCTGTGGCTTTGGACGGTCATATCTGGCCAAGACATGTTTAAGGCTGCTACCAAGAATGTGTTGGCAGACCTTGGAAATCCTTCAACAGCAAAGTCTGGATTTGCTACGTGCTTGCCACCCTTGTGTCTGGTCTGTGCAAAAAGCTCTGCAATAGTTTCATAAGTATTATCTGATAATGACATTACTTATAGGACCTTCTTGTCCACACCTTATCTTTGTAGACTCCACCGTTAGGTATTCTGTATGTTTCTGCAGCGTCTTTATGTTTTTCAAACATCTGCTCTACTGACTGAATAACTGGCTCAGATTCCCAGTCATCTCGTTTAAAGGGTATCATCTGGGCATAAACAGTTCCTGCTGGAATAATTCCCTGAAAAGATCTGCTAACAAAAAATGGCATCATGCCAGGCTGGGTTACAACGTCATTATCAATAATGCCACTGGTGGTTAAAAATGGAAGCTCAAACCTATTCAGTGGGTGTGTGTAAAGAACACTGTACCCTTCTGGGACACCGACACCCCAGTCAGGAAGCCACGCAAAGTGATGTGGGTGATATCCTAAAGGATTCTGGAATTGAGGCATTGGAGGCCGTTTTGTGCAAAAATCCTGATATGTAGAATTTTCTATTCGCACCTGTATAACACCTGCTTCGTCTAGATAAAACTCTAAATCACATGGAGTCTTGAGTGCATACCCAGACCCCATTACATCGAACACTGCTGGACAGGCCTTCCAAGTAGGCATCTTACCACCGTCTGGTCCTACCCAGACTTCGCTGGTAGTAGGATCTACTGCAAACCTGTCTGCTTTCCTATACCACTCTGGAATGGTTTTTATAACTGGGTCAGGCTTTGAAATGCTTGCAGCGGTTAGCCAAGGTCGGTTAGAAAAAAACTTGATTATCTTCGTCAATTATGAGTCCTAAATTTAAGATTGTGAGTGTTTATAAAAGTTAACTGATTTTTTAGTTTCCAGTTTCGTGGTACATCTCTGGAGTATGAAACTTTGCACTATAATCAAGCATAGTAACAATAGAGTACTTGAAGCCAGACTCTACTGGCATTGCTCGGTGTGGATACATGAAGTTAGATGGAAACAAGAACAAGTCTCCAGCTTTTGCTTTTACGGTAAGGTTTTGTAGACGGAAGAATAGCTCTCCACCCTCGTAATCATCGTTAGGATAAAGAACTGCAGACAACGTGCTATTGTACGAGAATCCATGATCGGTGTGTTCCTGGAAGTGCTGTCCTGGTCCATACTTAATAAAGTTATTGGCTTCCCAATATTTAAGTTCGCCAATAGGAAATCTTCGGCAATAGTCTGCAACTGGACCAACCATAGAGTTGTGAACTACATCCCAAACACTTCTAAGTTCGTCACCAGCAGGGGACTGATCTCTATCTATGTCAGTACGCTTATATTTAAAATCATAGCAATCACGGTACTCGGGCATTTTTTGTGCATAACCAACCATAGCTTCAGCATATCCATAGTGGTTTGTAGGATCTTCTAAAACTGCCTCAAGCTGTTTTATAACTTCCATGCCGTTAGGAAGTGCGTCGTGGTAGACAAGTATTCCTGGAGCTAGCTCTTCTTCAGTAGTCCATGTTTTATTCATTTTATTTCTCCTAATTAGTATTGAAGCGGATAATCCTGTATTGTTTGTGAAACTCGTTGATTTGCTCCGCCTCTATCATTATAGTCAGTCATTACGACTACAGCATACTTGGTTCCGTTTATCATGTCTTGGGAAGCGTGTTCATAGATGTAGTTTGACGGAGAGATAATTATATCACCCTTCTTGGGTTTGATGGTCAAATCAAATCTAGGAAAGTAAAGCTCCCCTCCTTCATAGTCATCATTCAAATAAGCGACAACTGATACCGTGCAAACGTAGGTAGGTCCATGATCGGCGTGAACCTTGAAGTGCGTACCAGCACCATCGTACTTGACAAAGTTAAACGATTCGTAGTATCTGGCAAAGTAACCCCAATAACGACCATAATCATCTACACAGCGTTGAATGGTTTGAAATAACGATTCGTGCATATCATAAAGGGCAGCATTACTTTCATTCCTGGGCCCTAAATTCTTAGAACTAATTTTAAAGTCAAGGGCATTTCTGGCAGAAGTATCCACGCCTTCTGAGTTAGTAACCTTAGCACCGTGCCACTGATATGGTCCTTCCTGGCTTAGTTCATCTTCTAGTATTTGAATAATAGCATCAGACTCTTCAGATGATATAGCGTAGTTGTACACGTTGATGCCTAGTGCTGGATTAGATATAGAAAATCCATTGCGTTCTATATCTGGCATTCTGTTTGATGCTGTTTCTGAACGGTCTTTGGTAAACCAGTCATTTTGACTCATGTATTTCTCCTAGTTAGTTTTTAGACTATGTTCCTACAAATCCGCCAAAGTATGGTGGAAAATATGGACCAAAGGTTGGTGGAAAGTATGGAAAGTATGGGAAGTATGGGAAATAAGGGAAGTAGGGGGGAAGCGTCGTGACACTGCTAGAGTTAGCAGAATATACTCCATTACCATTTGCATTTTCTGCACGAACCTGATAGGTCTGAGCGGTATTGGCTTCTTGGCCAATAGTTACAGAGGTTGAGGTAGTTGTTCCAGTTTTTCCGTCAGATGAGGTCCAGCGATAAAGAGAAATGGTTTTACCACCATTAGACGGAGCAGTCCAAGACAATGTGTCTGAGTCTACCCCAGCAGTAGCAGTTGGAGTTCCAATAGTAGCAGGAACGGTGGTAGCAGTAATTGCTGTGGAGGCTGAAGATGCACTAGAGGTACCTGATGTGTTGGTGGCAGTAACAGTAAATGTATAAGAAGTGGCTGACTGCAATCCTTCAACCGTTAGTGGTGATGATGATCCAGTCGCTGTAAAACTACCTGGGCTAGAGGTTGCGGTAAATGATGTTGCTGCAGGAGAGCCAGCAGGTAGGCTAAAGGTTACTGTAGCTGCTCCGTTATTGAATGCTCTGTTAGTTCCTACGTCAGTAGCAGATACGCTTACTGGCGTAGAAGGCTGCAAAAAGTCGTTTTGCGACTGCGACTTTCTTCCTGCTCTTTTACTCATCCGTGGTCCTTACTATGCGGTTAGGTCACCAAACACAAGCCAAGTGTTTGAGGCTCTCTTTAATAGTGTAGCAGAAGACCACTGAGTACGCAACTTTAATCCAGGGGTAGCATTAACAGTAACGCCCACAGCACCTGCAATTGTTACCTGACCAGAGCCAGTCTGGATGATATCTAGTGTAGTTCCTACTGGGTAGTTTACTGTTGCGTCTGTAGGAATTGTCAGGGTGGTTCCAGTTGATTTGTTAATTTCAATAATTGTGTCACGCTCTGTCAAAGAGGCGAGAGTATATGAATCAGTTTTCTGCGAGATTGTGGTGATAGACGGTACGCCAACTTTAGTCTGTGTGCCGTCAGTAAAGACAACGCCTGCTACTTCAATGTTATTGACTGCTAGATCATCTAGAGAACCTTCACCGAAAGCAACTGTTGTTGCTGGTTCGGTTTCTACTCCTTTAAAAATTTTCCAGATGTTAGCAGATACATCTCTTACGATACCTGCATGTTGTGCTGTTCCGTCATTGTATGCAACTATCAAACCAAGATCAACGGTGTTTGCTGAATTTGTGTGAGCAATCTGAATCATGTTGTCTTCAATTGTAATGCTGGTGGCAGATGCTATAAATTCAGTACCGTTTACGGTAAGGTTTCCGTCAACAACGAGGTCCTGATCGATCTCAACTGAGCCTGTGAATGTTGCTCCTGAAAGCGATGCCTTTGCATCAAGTGCTGTTTGTGTGGCAGTAGAAATAGGCTTATTAGCATCCGAGGTGTTATCTACGTTGCCAAGACCAACGTGAGTCTTTGTTACACCTGATACAGTGCCTGTAAAGGTTGGATCTGCAGTTGGGGCTTTAGCATCTATCTGAGTCTGAATAGCAGAGGTAACTCCGTTTACATATCCCAGTTCGGTGCTACTAACGTCTCCAATTGAAGTTGTGTTTGGTAGAACAACCGTTCCTGTAAATGTAGGTCCAGATAACGGAGCGTAAGTAGTAGATGCGGTAGCAGATGCTAGTTTTGCGTCTAGTTGGGTTTGTATGGCACTTGTAACTCCGTTTACATATGAAAGTTCAGTAGCACTTACATCTCCAATTGATGTTGTGCTCGGAAGGGTTACGGTACCGCTAAAAGTAGGGCCAGCAAGGGGAGCCAGAGAAGCTAGATCGGCAGTAACAACTAAATCTGAAGTATCTTCAATTCCGTGTACACTTGTAGTAAGAGCAGCGTGGTCAGCCACGGCGTTAGATGCAGGAGCAGCATACGAACGAGAATTCCAGGCTGTACTTCCATCTCCAATTTTAAAACGACCAGTATCGGTTTCAAAACCAACCTCGCCTGCTGCTAAAACTGTATTTGCAGAGGTCCATTCCGAGGCAGTTCCTCTTCTCTGTAGCATTCTTGTTGCCATGTTTTAAAGTCTCCTATTGGGTTCTACCCAAGTCTATATAAACCAATTATAACATATATTAATGTCTGTTATGGCTCTCCGCCGTCGAATGTGGCTCCCCAAACTTCTGTTTCTGGGGTTCCTCCGTCAATTCCTTCAAGACCTGCGATAGTGTCGACATAGTCTTTTGTCACTGCATGAGATGCTTGAGTTGGTGATCCAACTGCAACAGGGCCACCGAAGGTACCACCCTCTGTTACCTGAAGGCCTTTTTTAACCTTAAAGTCTTTATCTGTTGTTGTCAAGATATCTCCTAAGTTTTAATTATACCATTAATTAAAAATACCCCCCAGTATTTCATGGGGGGTATTCTATTAATGTTTATTAGACAAGTAGTGTTCCAACAACATTGATTGTTGAATCATTTACTGGGTTAACTCGTAGTCTAACGTTCGATCCAGAAATATCTGCAGTGATTGTGCCTCTAGATCCGTTTGTACCAACGATTGCATATTCTGTAATAGCAATGTTGTCTCCCGAGTCTAGTGTTAGCAATACTTCACTTACTTCATTTTCTGTGCCGTTGTCAATCTTAACAAGGAACTTTGCTGTCTTGTATGATGCTTTAGGGAACTGGTATGCTGTAACTACAACGCTTCCCAAAGATGTTGCTGTTGCTGCTACCTGCTTTGCAAGAGAGTCAATATTTACAGCGGTAAATGCTGTAGTTCCATCCTTTAGATCATCTACTAGACCAGAAGCGGTTCCTGCTGCATCGTAGTTAGAAGCAAGTCCGTCAGCATAGTCTTCTGCATCCGATAGTGCCTGTGATGCTGCACCGTATGCGTCATAGGTGTTTGCTGTTACAGAGATTGTGTCTGTAATCTGATCAATTGTAATGCCAGTGCCTGCGGTTAGTGTGTCTTGCTTTCCGCTAATCTGTGTTCCAATTGTAGTAGCAAACGACTCGTCATCATTAATTGCTGCTGCTAGTTCGTTTAGTGTGTCAAGAAGTGCTGGTGCACCATCAACTAGGTCTGATACTGCGGTAGCAATTCTGTCTGTAATTGTGTTGCCTGCAGTTCCGTCAACTGTAACGTCACCAATTAGGTCGTCTGCATATGCCTTTGCGTTTGTCTCTGCTGTAGAAGCAGCACCAGATGCGTCGTATGCCGATGCAGTTGCGTCAAGTGCACGTTGATTGGTGAAGTAAAGGTTGGTTACTCCCTCTTCAATGTCATCTGTGTCAAGACCGTTAATTGCGTTATCGGTATATGTGTTGGCGTTGCTTTCTGCTGTAGATGCAGAACCTGATGCATCATACGCTGATGATGTTGCATCCAATGCACGTTGGTTAGTAAAGTAGAGGTTAGTTACGCCTTCTTCAATATCGTCTGTGTCTAATGCGTCAACAATTCCCTGTGCTGTGCCAGTTGCATCATATGCTGATGCTGTTGCATCTAGTGCTCTCTGGTTTGTGAAGTAAAGGTTTGTAACACCTTCGGTGAGATCATCTGTGTCAGAGTCTGCTACGCCGTTTTCAGCAGTAATGGTAAGACCAGAGCCGTTTCCTGTAATGGTAATGTTTGTTAGAGTTGCGTTTGTTAGTAAGTCTGCTGCATCACCCTTTGCTCTGGCTGTTGTGTAATATAGATTAGAGACACCTTCTTCAATGTCATCTGTATCTAGTGCGTCAATTGCTGTTGATACTGCAGACGAAATGTCTCCACTTACTGCGTCAATTGCTCTTTGGTTTGTAAAATACAGATTGCTACTACCTTCTGGCAGAACATCTGTGGTACTTCCTGTGGTGATAATGTCTTCACCGTTTACGGTTGCGGTAGATCCTTCGACTACCAGACCGTTTTTGACTTTAAAATTTTTGTCAACTGTTGCCATTTTTATATCTCCTTAGTTTATGCCTTAAGTCCCATACGAGCAAATCGTACAGTGACTGGCGTAATTGCTCCAGGAGTTACAATAAGTGACACTGTATCTCCTGACTTAGAGACGCTAATGGTTCCAATATCCCCATTGGTGTCTAGTGTGCCATACTCGGTGACGTTTATATTCGTACCGTCAAAAAGTATGGAAATCTCTGTGGCGTAGAACTGGTTTGTTGATGCTTTGGAAATTGTAACTAAATACTTTACGAATCTCCAAGTAGTTGCACTGTACGAGTCTACTGTTGTAACGTTTTCAATGCCGTTTACGGTATTTTCATTGTTTCCAGCGGAACCAAGATCTGTAGACTGTTGAACAAGCGTGTCAATAAGATCTAGATAGTCAGCCTGTGTTGGTCTGTCACCAGATTCAAATTTTGATTTTACTTGTGCAAGGGTTACTCTAGCCATATAAACTATTATATCAGTTATCTTAAAGAATATAGTTATTAACACCGATAACGGCTATGCCAATTGGTGCTGGGTTCCCACTATTAAATGCTTCAATTCCGATTGTAGTAAACTTAACCCTAAATGGCAGAACGCTTTTTATTTTTGATTTTCTGGGTTTAAAAATAATTTTTGCAATTGAGTTATTATATTGTTTTACTTTTTTAAACCTTATATCTGAAATATCTGTTATTACGATACCAGACATTATTCCGTTACGTCCTCAATAATGACCATAGAACCTTTAGCAATTGTCCAGACCCTTGTGTCGTCAGATAGCTGGATGTCAAAGATGTCTCCTGTTTCTAGCTGCTCTGATTCTGAAGATGTAAGAGAAACAGTAAACTCTCCGTCATTATCCGATGGTGCCTGCTCTGGAAATAAGTTCAAAATTATGGTGTCTGCTCTTTGAATGTCCATCTTTATTGTCCAGTCTGAGATTACGAGTGGTAGCTTTGAGTCATCCGTGGCATATACCCTAAATGATGCGGTATCTCCACGTACGACCGTCCAGACTACTTCTGGTGGTGTATTTCCAACTGCGTATGAATTTGATCTTGCCATAGTAAAATTATATCATCCTTCTTGATTTTGGACTTTTATTTCAATTAATGGTATAATTGATAGACGACTTCCCCTTAAAAGGAAGTTTTTCCGTTAAGGAGGAATATGATGAAACAGCGTAACAACAAAGTGACAATCGTGACAATC